AGGAGGTCCGTCCGGACGCACGCGAAGTCACGAAGGCTCGGAGTGGTCCCGCCGGTGATGCCCACCCGCACAAGCGGCGTCATCTTCCCGAGCGCCACGAGGAGCCGCGCCATCTGCATGTACTCCTCGGCAGAGGCCATGTTCGACGGCGGCGTCACGCCCGGCGGGTAGTTGTCCTTCGTCCCGTTGAGGATGTCGGCCTCTCCCGGTCGCCGCGGCGACGTTTGCTGGAACGTGACGGTGGAGTCGACGGACATGAGGTCCTCAGAGCGGGTAGACCGCCAAATCGTTGAGCGTCGTCAGCTTCACGATGGAACCGGGAGTTCCCGCGGGCGGCGTGTAGGGAAGCGACGGTTCGGCGACGAGCACTTCGTCGACCTGACTCAAGGCGTAGAGAGGCGTGACGACCCTCCCGGTGAGCTGCGACGGCCAGGCCTTCGTACCGGACGGCGTACGACGCTGTCGACCGCCGCCGATGTCGTACGGCGAGCTGACCTGCTCGCCCGGACCGAGCTGATCGAAATGAGCGAGAACATCGGGAAGAAGCGCCGGCATCGCCGCCGACCATGGGCTCACGAGCTGACCGACAGCAGGGACGTAGATCTTGTCGCTTGCGTCGGCTGTGTCGTCGAACGTGAGCGTCCACGGATTGCTGCCGCTGACCGTCTTGATCCGCTTCTTGCTGAAGGAGAGCGAATCACGATCCCATACCGCGACGCTCTGCCCGACGCGAGGCGATGGCGGTGAAGTCATCGTCGTAGCGACCGAGCATGTCAGTGCCTGCGGCGTGATCGTGTTGTCGACAACGAAGTGCCCAGCGTTGTACGGCGGCCACTGCGTTCCGTCCTGCCACTGCGCAGCGCCGCTCCGCCACCGAACACGCAGGATGAGCGCAACCGGATCGGCGACGACCGTCGCCATGAACAGGCGATCGTCCGTGGGCATACTGCCGATGATGTTCGCGCGTACCGCCGCGATCTGCGTCGGGTTCGGTAGACGCGAGCCGCCAGACGATGAGGGACGCAGCGTGAAGGCGAGCCCAATCGTCCCGCCACCGAGGATGCCCGGATAGGTGAACGCCGCCTGAATGGCGACGTTCGGCGTCTTCAGGGCGGCCTTGCGGTAGTCCGCGTCATTCCCGGCGGCGGCCGGATTCGACTTCTCGGTTCGGATGCGCTCGACGATATCGGCGTCCAGTTCTTGGTCGCGACCTCCACTGAGCCCCGAGCCGTCCGCCTGCTCCGCCACGGTGCACGTGGCGAACAGGCCCGGCGGCGGAGATGTCCAGGTGAGGACGGTCCCGGGCGCCAGGTTCGTGTTCGGTCCCGTCGAGACGCCACCGATCGAGATCTCGTCCTGATCATGAGCTGGCGACGCCTCTTGCAACGCAATGAAGCGCTGTCCGCTCTGAACCTCCCTCAGCTCGAGACCTGGCGAGATGTAAGCACCACCAGTCGCGGTGCTCACCGTCACCGAGCCGGTCGCGCCCACCGCCCCGATGCGTCGCTCGAGGCCGAGGTCCTCAGCCGTCTCCTCGAGCTCTGTCGACGAACGTCCCTCGAGCGGGATGGTATTCGCCTGTCGCGCCACTTCCGCATAAACCGGAAGCAGCATGTCGGCGACGATCCGAGCGTCGACGCCCGGCGCAGTCTCCGCACCGACGAGCGCTGCAGGCGCGCGCAGCTGATAGTCCCGCTCGTAGCGACGAACGAGCTCGTCGCGAGTGGGGACGGTGAGTGTTTCAGCCATTCAGTCGCCTAGCGGGCGCACCCGGCAGTCGAAGGTTCTGATAGTCGGCGTAGAAGATCGGCCGGCCGTTCGCCTCGGGATGGAGCGGAGCGCCGAGGAAAAGGATGTCGCCCCTCGCGATGAGCGTCGCCCAGGCGAGTTGAACTTCGTCGGTGATGGTCGCCTGCAGCGCGCTGCGCGGTGCCGTCTTGATGCGCGCGATGTCGATGCCTTGGTCTGGGGCACTACGGATCGAGCCCTTCGGTCGCAACGCGAGGACTGCCGCCTGATCGACCGGATGCATCGACGCGAGCTGTCCGTCGGACGCGAAGGGAAAGACCTTGTACTGAGGGTCGAACTGGATCGCGTCGGGTACCGAGATCGGCGTCGCCGGCGTCGTTACGAGCGAATCGAATCCGGCATCGCCGATGCCGGCATCTTCCGTTCCGGCTCCGGACACGTGTCACTCTTTCGGGCACTTCGGAGGGATCGCGTCATTCACGATCTGCGCGATACGCTGGATCTGCTTGAACACCGTCATCGCTGCGACGAAGGCGGGCGTCGCGCCGACGGCGCTCATAGCTGCGGCGACCGCCTTGTCGCTGAGAATGTCAGCCGTCTTCTTGAGAACGATGTCCTGCGGCGTCGGCAGCGTGCAGCAGATCTTCGGGATGCTCGGGATCGGAAGCGCGACCCCGATCTTCAGGCTGATTCCAGGCGGAAGCATCCCCGTGATGTCGGGGACGCTGGGGACCGGTATGCAGCTCACGGCGACGGCCTCGGCGACCACTTCGCTCGGCATTCGTCGGTTCCGGGCTGCCCTTCACCCGCAGGGACACTATTCTCCATACGAGATATGCAGAATATGAAGATGTTGGGCGACCCGTCCTCGTTTACCTGGCAGACAATGGCCGGATAAACGGGCGGAGGCGACATAGGCGCGTCCTCGGTGTACAGAACGATGTCTCCGATATTCATCCGTATACCTCCACCTTGAGCCGCTTTACCGTAATGTTCATGCCGCCGGTAGTGTTGGCGCTGAGCGCCGTAAAGAACACGTCAATGTCGCTGCTCTGGTAAATCGAGTTGGCGAGATTGGCCAACTGGAACACTGACCCGCGACGCGTCAATGACGTAGGCCACCCAGACGAATACGCACCGGTCCATGCTATGAACGCGGAACTGTCGAAGAACTCGATGACCAATACGTCATCGGTCGCATTACTGGTCGTCCCTGTCGACGTCGTCGTGCTGTTTAGCGTGTGATTCGAGCCCCACCCAGCGCCAAACCCCAAGCCTGCAACGAAGTTTTGCGTGACCGCAAGGCCGCCACCACGTTCCAGCCCCATCTTGACGCTGTCAAAGCTTCTATTGAGCGCGGAATGTGAGATGTATGACCAAACACGAAGACGCTGCGCGCTTATTGAGTAGCTGGGATATAGGTTCGAGATCGAGGCGCTAATGATGGGACTTGTTCTTGTTCCGTTGAAATAGTTAGTATTGTTCGCGTTACACGTAATCTGAATGCCGGTTCCGTTCGTCAGGGCGAACGTCGAAGCATTCGCGGCATTCGCGACGGTCCACGTCTTTCCGTCGATCGTGTACGTGCCGTTGCTGGTGAGCGACTGCGTCGTGAGCGACGTGAAGTCGACGTCGTAGACGCTTGTCCAGACTGCCCCGCCACCACCGGTGACACCCTGAATGCCTCCGGGCGATACTCCCCCGGCGCTCGACACGGTCGAGCCAGGCGCTGCGTTGCCGGTATACCCGAGGTTTGTGAGGACGACTGTCGTGGTGTTCGTGACGCTCGAGACCGTGTAATAGCCGCCGCCGCCGACGTAGACGTACTGGCCGGCGACCATCCAGAGCGCATTGCCGACGGAAACCGAGACCGTGCTGCTGACCGCAGGCTGCGTAAAGCTCGCCGTCGTCGTGGTGTACGCATCGACGCCGTTCGAACCCGCAGCGCCGGTTGCTCCGGTCGCACCGGTGGCCCCCGTTGCGCCTGTGGCTCCGGCCGGTCCGGTGGCTCCAGTCGGCCCTGTCGCACCTGTCGCGCCGGTGTCGCCCTTTGATGCGACGAGATCCCAATACGTCGCGTTCGGCGGCGCCTGGTTCGTGTGTCCGACGAGGCACACGTAGGCGGACCCGTCCTTGAACGTGACGTCGGTCGGAACGTACGCCGTCGACGAGCTCCACGGACCCGTCCAAATGAGGCCCGGTGCACCATCAGCCCCGGCGGGGCCCGTCGCGCCGGTCCCTCCCGCCGGGCCGGCTGGTCCAGTCGCACCATCAGCACCGTCGGCGCCATCCGCTCCGGCGGGCCCCGCAGGACCTGCAGGACCGGCCGGTCCAGTAGCGCCATCGGCGCCGGCAGGACCCGCTGGACCGGTTGCGCCGGTACCTGGCGGACCGCTCACCGCGACGCCGCTATCCGCCGGAATCGTGACGCCAGCAGACGCGCCGGCGGCGACGTGCACGACCGTTATCGTCGTTTCGGTGAACGCGCTGACCGTGTAGAGGCCACCGGTCTCGATGAAGAGGTACTGACCTATGACAACGAAGTCGGCTGACTCGACGTACACGTCGACCGGATCTGACCCCGTTGGCTGAACGAAGGGCGCTGACGTTGTCGTAAACGGCGTGGCGTACAACGCGACCGCATTGCCGATGGCTTCCGCGAGCAGCGCGTTGTCGGTCGCGAGGTCCTGCATCCCCTCCTGACCGGACTCGCGCGCCTTCGCCTTGAAGTCTGCCGTCGCGAGCGGCTCGGCCTCTACCTGCCCGAGGTTGTCGCGAACACTAGCGAGCTTCGGAGCGAGCAGGCGCGTAACGATGCCATCTCCGATCCGCTTCGACAGGCCCGAGCCTGACGTCTCCGCCGTGATGTCGCTCGCGATGCTGATCGCGCAGCTTCCGCCTGAAATCGCCATGCAATTGTCAGAACGCCGCGGCGATCTTCACCGTCGGCGAGAGCATCTTCACGAACGGCTTCGCGTTCGGACCGATGTCCGTCGGAGACCCGTGACCCGCAGGGAGATACGTGTCCGTCGGGCTGCTCCCGAGCAGCGTTTGGGAACCCTCGACGTGAACGCTGCCCGCCTTGATGGTCGCGTACGAGAGGATCTTTGCGAGCGGTGGGATCACGCTCGCGAGCCCGCCGATACCGCCAAGGTCGATGCGTGCGCCGTTGCTAAGCGACACGATGAAGCCGTTCGGGCTGAACTCGAGCTTGCCCCACGGAGCGTGCACGATGAATCCGTCGGGTCCGAGGCTCCAGAAGATCGTCGGACCGTCGGGCGTCCCGTCGAAGGTCGTCTGCGCGCTGATCGTGTGTCGTTCGTTGTCGATGCGGATGAAGGAGCCGTCGGCGCCGTACTGCAGCGAGTCGCCCTTGTGAATCGTCGGCAGGATCTTCAGCGTTCGCGGGTCGAACGATGGGATGATGTGCATCTGGTCGCCGCGAAACGCGTAGAGCGACTGACACCCCTGTTGAGTGTCGACTTCGCCGTTCGCTCCGACCCACGGATCGATGGGCTTCGAATAAAAGCCGAAGGGCACGTGAACGATCGCGGGCGGCAGGCCCGTCTTTCCGTCGCCATAGCCCTGGATTTGGCCGCGAATGGCCTCTTCTTCGATCTCACTGTTCGTGAGAACGCCAACATCGAAGTTCACGCCTCGTCCTCGTCGTCCGCTTGCTCGGTCAGGAAGAGCAAGTCGCCCTTACCCTTGCCGTTCTCGATGTACTGGTCGCCAAGCGACCACTGCGTCCGCAAAAGGCGCAGAACGGTATGGCTCTCATCGCCGTTGCCGAAGAACGCCACGTGCTCGATGTAGTGCGGCCCGTATATTCCGAGCTCTTCGTCCTGCACGTCAACCAGCGTCCCTCGCGTCCACACAATGCGCTTGCCGCCTCTGACTGGGACCGTGGAATGTCCTGCGACGGTGTAGCTCAGAAAGTGGCTATGGCGACGGCTCTCGAAGACCTGTCGCCGGGCAAAAAACTTCGCTTCGTCAATGTTCCCTACGTGTGCATCGACGAAGCCGCGCTCCCGCGTGAGGCGGTAACCATTGAGCATCTCGAGGTCTTCCCCGCTGAAGCTCGCATTCGCGACGGACCCATTCGGATTTTGCCCTCGTCCGTAGACGACGACCATTGAATAGCGCTCGGCGGTATCGTCGTCGAAGTCGTACGTAATGATGGTTCCAGGTGGACGGCTCGCCCTCTGTCCCTCCGACCGCTTGTTGACCAGCTGATAGAGCAGCGGACGACCGGCGTCCGTGGGCGCGTACAGTGTCAAGCGTCCGTCCTGCCCGGCCATTAGGACGAAACCCGCACGATCGAGCTTCCGCTTGACGAAGTCGTAGTACCGTTCGCCCGTCTTGATGTGGGGCCTTCGCGTTACGACGCGACGCTTTTTCCCACCGAGCCGACGAATGTCGTCAGGGACGCCGCCGCTCTTTTGAATGATGTCGTCGGCGATATCGACGTTCACCGTCGTGTCGTCCATGCCGGCGTCCTTCGCGACCGTCGCGACGAACTCCTCATAGGGCATGTTCTCGGCATATGCCTTGTCCGCAACCGCGTACGAGCCCCAGAGTTGGGCGAGACCGTCACGACCACGGAGCTCGAGCTGCGCATTGGGACCGACGGCGCGTCGCGCATCCACTCGCCCAACGAACTGGCGAAGGTCTCGACCGTCCGCTCGCACGAGGATCTCGCACCTCGTGCCGGGCCTATACTTGTTGAGCAGATCCCTGATGAACGCATGTGATCCGAGCGAGATGGCGAACCGAGATGGCTGCGTCATCACGCCGATCTGCACGTCGTAGCCCTGGCAGATCTTCAACTCTTCGTCGTTGAGACGAATGATGACGCGGTCGTCGATCGACACATCCGCTCAAGCCGCGCGCTGCGGAGCCTCGGTGATGTACTTCAACGTTGTTCCAGCTGGGATGGCGAGCGCATCCGCGATGTCGTTAATTTGCATGATGTCGAAGGAGCGATCACTTCGCCCGTAAATGGCGATCGACACCTGTTGAATCGTGCTCGTGCGCGGCACCGTGTATGAGCGAACCTGCAGCTTGCCCTTGCTCGTCTTGAGCGTCTTGATGTCGTTTGCAGCCGTGCGAAAGGATGACCACAGTTCTTTGAACTGCTCCAGGAGCAGGTGGTTCTCGGGATGGGCGAACCACTGCACCGTGGAATCGAGCCGCGCGCACATCTGCGCGAGCTGCTCGAGTTTTCCGCTGACCATTGCCTCGAAGAGCTCGCCCTGGTCCTTTAGACCCCCGATCTTGCCGATGAGAGAGGCGAGTGCGTCAAAGGGGTCGTTCAGCCCTCGGCGCTTCTGCGGGTCGGCCAGGATCGCGGCCGCGATGGCGGCCCTGAGAGCGACAACCTGCTGCGCCGTGCGGTCGACGCTAGCTACGTCTACGAGATCCTGGACCGTCGTCGCGACGTCAGAATCCTCCAGGAACTCTAGTGTGGCGCGTTCACCGCTGCGTTGGGCAACCGGAGCTGCGTGCCTTTCGAACGACGTGATGAAACACGGCAATGTGCCCATCGTTGGCACGACCAAGGCAGCCGTCGTCCCGCGCTCGTAGCACTCCTGCAGTTGCTGGAGTCCGAGCAGGAGCTTGGGATACCCGTTCGCGCCGCCCGGCAGGACGCTCGTCTCGAGATTTTCGTCAAAAACCGCGTTGAACCGCAGCGTGTAGAGCGTCCGCCCTTGCTTCTCGATGTCTCCGCCGTCGGTGTGGCGGTACTCGTGCACGTGATGGCGGTATCGCCCTTGGATTGCGAGGTCATCCCATGGGAACGGAACGCCTGCGAACTCAGCGCGGCGTAACGTGTCGAAGAGCGCCATTCAGAGGCTTTCGTGTTGCGGTGCGTGATGTGGCGCGTCGCCCGAGGCCGACCGCGGATTCGACTTTGGCGGCACGCCTCCTGGCTTCGACGTGTCGTCTTCAACGACGTGCACTTTTAGGACGCCATACTTCAGGGCCGTTTTCATGGCTTCAACCGAGGCCTCTTGTCGACGGACATCCTCGGCGATCTGCATGAACTGTTGGTTGTCCGCCGTTGCCTTGTGCTTGGCGGCCTTGATCTTCTCCTCGCCAGCGCCCGGTTCCCTTATCGCCACAAGATCCTCGACGACGATCTTCTGAGCCGCCTTTTCCTTCTCCTTGGAGCGAGCAAGTTCTTGTTCGGCGTCGCGAAGAGTGCCCTCCCCGATCTCCATCGGCTGTCCGGTGCGCGTTCGCGGAACCGTTACGACCTCGCCCGTCATCGGATCGAAAGTCTTGTCTGTCGCGGGCTTTCCTTTGCGCCAGTCCTGCCACGAAAAGTACTGGGTCAACGCGGGCGTGTTGTGACTCACGTCGGATGCGTAGTCGGTGATCTCGCGACTTGTGTCGTACAGACCGGCGCGCGTAAGGAGCGACCGCGTGATGTCTAAAATTGCAGGTCCGAGTTCGCGTATAGCCGGCCATAGAGTGCGTTGCGCTTCGCCAACCAGTTTCGACATCTCATTCGTGAATCGCTGGGCCTCGGCAGATTGCGTACGGAGAGCCATGTTTACCGAGGCGCGCAACTCCGCTTCCTGAAGCAAGGGACCTTTCGCCTCTTTCCACGCCGCCTGATACGCCTTTGTCGCTTCTTCGGTCGCTCGTTTCTCTCGCTCCGCGAGAGGCATCCCGCCCGTTTCGGTCGACGCCATGGAAGCGTTGAAGGCCTCCCGATAAACGGCCGCCATCCCCTTCAATGGCCGCTGCGCTTGAGCGTCCTTGATCGCCTCATTCATCTTCCGCGGGTCGGCCCTCGTATTTTGGAGCAACTCGAGCATCAGTTCGGGAAGGTCACGAAACTTGCCGTATTCCTTCTTGCTGAGCGGATCGATCCCGTGCTTCTTGAAGCCCTCAATGCGAACGTTCTTCCCGAACGTGTTCGCGAGCGACTGTACGGACGACGCGGCCTCGGCGGCCGATGCTGCACCGCCACGACCGCGCGCGATTTGCGCAAGGGCGCTGAAGGTCGTGATGTTGTTCGCCATCGAACCTTCGAAGACGGCGCTGTTCGCGGCGACCTTCGCCATCTTGGTCGCGAGGTCGCGGATCTCGACCGCGCCCTCCTTGCCTTGCGCCGCGACCCGGCGCATGACGGCGTCGACGACCTCGCCCTTGTTGGCGACATTGCCGAGGTTGTTCGCTACGTCGGCGGCGGCATCCACCATATCGGCGAGGTTCGAACCTGTCGCCCGCGAAAGGACCGCCATTTTGTCGAGAATGGCGCGGCCTGTCTCGAGGTCGCCGGTCTTCGCAGCGAACCGCTGAAGACCTTCGATCGCGTCGAGAGGGTCGTAGGCGTACCTCTCGGCGACATCACGAGCCGTGCGGACCAGAGCCGCCGGTTCCTGGCGCACGCCCGCCATGCCGGCCTTCCCCGGCATGTACGCGACGTTCGAGAGTTCCACGGCACGTCGTTCGAGCTCGACGTTCGACTGAACGTACGATTGCCAGTCAGTCGGGACACCGTAGGCTCCCGCAACGTCATTAAGAACGCGCCGGCCGAACCCAAACGCGAAACGAGCACCCTGGCCGATGACGTTTGCCGCACCTGCGACGCGATTCAGGTTGCGATCGCGGGCCTGAATGCGCGCCTCGCGCGCCATCTGGCGCTCAAGTTGCCGCTTCTCGTTGTCCCAGTGCTCCAGATCGTATCGATGCTGATCAGCGCGTGCCTGACGATCGAACTCTCTATTGCGCCGGGCCCACTCCGCTTCTGACTTCTTGCGTTCGTTTCGACGATGCGCCTCAATTTCGGTTTCATCTCGCTTACGTGCAGCAGTTTCCGCCTTTTGCTGCGCGGCTCGGTACTGGAAGACGCGTCGCGCTTCCGCCACGCCTTCGTCGACGATCTGGGTCTCGCGTTCTCGCTTTGCGCGAGCTCTCGACGTAGTTGCAGCTGCCTGGGCGCGCTCAACGTCTCTGCGGACCTGAGCAGCTTTCTTGGCGAACGTCTCTTCAGCCTTCAGCTGCTTATTAAGGGACGCGACGTGAATAGCGGCGCGCTCGGCGAGCCAGTTGCGAAACTCGGCGAATTCCCTCTCGCGCTCCTTCTTTCGATCAGCCGCGGCTTTCTTCTCGGCCCTCGTCTGGGCATCGGCACCCTGCTTGACCACCGAGTCAAACTCAGGGGCGAGCACAGGGGTGATCTTGATGCGAATGTCAGCCATCGAGCGGGTTTGCGGACGCTCCCACCAGTTCCTCTGGGCCTGGCGGAACTTGCAGCAACTCGTCCCTAATCGTCGCGAGGAGACGGCGCACGAGCGCCTCCTTCACAGGATGAAGGCGGAATATTCGATACGCGAGCATTTCGTAGATCTCGACCAACTCCGAATCGGTGATCTCCGGCGCGATCGGCGACTCTTCGCGCGCCATTGTGTCAAGCGCGTCGAAAACGAACCGCATACCGAACGGGCTGAGCGCTATCGGAACGACGTCCTCGGGCATTCCGCCCCAGATGTCTGGCGCCTTCTCCCGATCGTTTGGGTCGCAGGTTCCGCGCGCGACGCACCAGGCCATGAGAGCGTCGTTGTATGCCTCGATCTGAAGGTCACGGTCGGCGTCGTTCGGATGGAGCTTCCGCGCGGCGACGGCCGCCTCCGCCCTCGCGGTAAGGGTGTCGGCAAACGAAATTAGACGAAGACCGACGCACACGCCTTCGTTCGGCTTACCGTGCCACTTGTCCGCGAATGCTGTCGGTGGAATTAGGAGCGCACGAAGCGGACGGAGATCCGACGCCTCCTCGAGTGCAGCGAACGTGCTCACGACGGATCAGTAACGTTGTTCGTCGCACTGTCGAACGGCCCACCAGATTGCAACTTGGGCGCGAGTGAGGCGACATACTGGAAGGCCAAAGTACGCGTAAAGTTCCAACGGGTACCTGGCCGCAATTCGAGAAAAGGGAGAAGTTCACCCGCTGCTATGCGGACCGCGCGCGTCATCACCTCCCCGTCCGAGAGTTGCCGGACGTACGGAGCGTGTTCCTCCTGCCACTCCTCCTGCATTTCGTACAGGTATGCGAAGTGCTCGGGCGTGACGCGCTTGGAGCGCAGCATCTCCTCGATGTTCGAAAAGAATGGGACGGGCGCACCCGCCGGTGACTCTGGATCCATGCATGCGAGAAGACACGTGTGAACCCAAAGCCCTAGGTCGTAGAGCGGATCGCCATCGCGTGCATCGGTTGAACCGCGCGCCTTCGCGAATGCGAGCGCACCGGCAAGTGCCTCCGCTTCCTGCGCGGAGTCGAGAACAGCAACGTCGACCTCCGTCGGTGAAGCATCTCCGACGAAGGTCACGCTTACCGTCTTGCGGGCAAGCGCGCCTTTCGTCATTTTTGCGAATGTCGTCATCGAGTCAAATCGTTGCGAGGTCGGGCACTCCGCCCTGCAAGGTCACGGAGCCATCGGCGACACCGTTTTCGACTTGGCCGCGGAACGTCGTGGCGGTGACAGCCATCGTCACCATGTGAAGCTTCTCGCCCACCTTGATGGCGCAATCGATGTCCTCTTGATTGAGGATCTTGTCCATCAGCTTTTGCGTAAACGTCGAGCCAGCGACGGGCGTCACCTCGTTCACGGTGATCTGCGTCGTGATCGCGCCCTTCGAGTGCGCGAGGTAGCCCTCTTGTCCGAAGACTGCCGTTCGCGCTGGATTGATCTGATACTCGACCTGATTGACGGTCGCCGCCTTCTCGGTCCCGATATAGAACGCGAGCATGCGCACGGAAGGAGTCGACATGTTCCCGTGACCTTCTTCGTTTGGAGTTTTGTGGGCTTACGGCGAGGTCACGCGGCCGATTGCTGGCGCATGATGATCCCGATCTGGTGCTGCACGCGGAGCGGGACGAACGGAATGACGCCCTGAATACGCTTCGCGGTGCTGTTGAACACCGCGTCGGGCGGATTCAGCTCGGGGTCCTCGATGCGCAAGTCGCGCTGATGTTGTTTCAGCTTCCGCATCGCGAACGCGTTCCAGAGAGCTGGACTGCCGACCTTCGCAGGAAGCGGCTCGGCGCCAGGCGGCGGGTTGTCCTGGATGTACGGATTCGCGGCCTTGAACTCCGTCTGCCACCCGAGCTGCATATCGAGCGTGACGTACTCGGCGACAACCGGGTCGCCGATGTCGATGACGCGGTAATCCGGCGTACCGTTGAACGAGTAGTACGAGGTGATCGAACGAACTGTCGCGGCCGCGCCGTTGAAGTTCGTGATCGGCGTGATGCCGGCGTTGAGCGCCGTGTTGCATTCCGTGTCGCTCGGCAGGTCGGACTCGAAGCCAGCGCGTATCGCAGCGATGCCCACGAGCACGCCGTTGCCGCTGACCGCGTCGTAGTCAGGCGGTTGGCCGTTGCCTTCAGTGTTCGCGCGAAGGACCGCCTTCGCCGCGGCGATCTCGCACCAGTGGCTCTCCGAGTTGCGGTACCAAAGAATCTGCGACTGGACGTGGTTCAGTGCGGCCGACAGCGTCGATGCGGTCGAGTACGCCTTGTTCGTCGCGAAGACGAGTTGGTCGTAGACCATCGACGTCGATCCGCCGAGCGCGTCGACCTGCGACTTCCAGAGCGCGGCGTTCGTCGTGTCATTCTGTCCGAGAGCCGTCCGGGCGTAGCGTCGCGACGTGAGCTTCGTGAGGATGTTCGTGACGTCTTCGGTGCCGGTTCCAGTGCTGCTCGCTCCGAAGCGAACGCGGTACGAGCTTCCTACGGTGACGCTCCCTGTCACGGTGACGGTGAGGCCGGCCGGCGCCTGCTTCATGTCGACGTTCAGGATCCAGTCCTTGCCCTGAACGCCCTTATTCTTCACCTTGAGCGTGACGAGGTCGTCGCTGGGCGTGTACGCGTCCGCGAGCACCGGCCATCGCAGCTTTTGGTTCACGTAGTTGACGATGTTCGCGCCGATGGTGTCGAGCGAATCACCCACGTTGATCGCGACGCTCACTGTCTCGCCCGCAATGCCGATGTCGAGTTGACCGGCCGCCGTGACCGTTCCGGAGAACGCGATCGTCGCAGTGGCCTGCGTGCCAGTCGGCTCTGCGACTGCCGCTGCGAAGATCGGCGCCGAGCCTCTGAAAGCGAGCGCCTTGTAGAGCATACGGGCGAGCTGAGAGCCGGCCCCTGCGTACGAGTCCGCCTCGTCTTCACTCTGAATCTGCACGACGTCCTGGTCAGCCACCATCGAGCCGGCCGACGTCTTCATGCCGACGCAGAGGACCGAGAGCGCGAGGCTCGCGGCGCTGATGGCGCCCGCTGCGTAGAGGATCTTCCCGGCGAAGCGGGGCGTCTTGTAGTTCGAATCGAATCCAACGATGTCGTACACGGCGCATCCTCCTCAGGGCTTGGCGACGCTCTGCGCGCCGCTGTCGTTGGGGGCCGATGCCGCGCACGCCGGCTCGAAGCCATGACGTTCGCGCCATTCCTTGATCGCGCGTGTTCGCGCGGTCTGAATCACTTCGTTCGGCGCCTTGAACGCCACGCCGACGCGCTTCGCGGTCTGCTCGTCAGCCGGGACGAGTGCGCCTTCTTCGAAGAAGCGCTTGTAATAGGCAAAGTCGATCGGCGACGCGCAGTGGATGGTCTCCACGGCGTTCGACGGCTTGTAGATCGGTCGCTTCTCCTTGAGCGACGCCTCGGCGTCGTACATGGCGCCGATGCGTTGCTCGGGGGCATTCAGCTTCGGGACGAAGGTGTTGGCCAGACCGTTGTGATCGAGCCAAGCCATTCCTTCGGCGTACGGATTGGCGTACGCGGAAAGCACGATTTCCATGTTGCTCCTCGGCTAATCGAGAGTTGTTTCGTGGAAGACGAAGGGCGGCTCGTCCGCGCTCTCGAACGTGAGGTCGGCCCCGTCTACGAGGTCGTATCGACTCAAGTCCGGCGTCCGCTCTTCCTCGTACGGACACGTGCAGGCGTAAGCCTCGAAAGGCTCCCTATTCGTCTTGTCGCCCGTGATGGGAATCATCACGTCGCGCCGCTTCATAGCGCCGAGACGAAATCGCCGGTAAAGCGCCCACTTCGGCAGCCAGCTCCCCAGCGTCTGGGCGTTGAAGTACGTGTCGCCGGAGACGACCCAAGCGGGATCTCGCTCCTGCTCAATACTGTCGTCGAGGAGCTTGAAGAGCTTCACGGCGAAGTTCGACCGAACGCGCTGTGCGCCTTCCCTCGCGGCGGGCGGGGGCACCCAGATCAGAGACATGACGCCGGTCTCGATCCGGATGTCCTGCGCGACCTGCACGTGGTCCGCGATTTCGGAGCGAAACAGGTAGAGCGCAGGGAGGTTCTTCGTATTGAACCCGGCGAGCTCCGGGTCGGTGTCGGAGATTGAGGCTACGGGGTTCGAGCCGCCCGGCGCGATGCTCGACCACTCATCGACCGCATACGCGTTCGCGACCGCCTGCAGGTACTGCAGGACGTAGGTCGTGAACGGATCGGTGCCTTGCGGCGACGCTGCGACGAGCGGCAGCGTCGTTGCTCCGTACGCATCTCCCATTGCGATGTCGTCGAATCAGTCAGCGGTTGAACCGCTCGATGAACGCATTGATGGCGTCCTGCGCGCGAGCCTGAAGTTCCTCGGTCGCCGCCTTCGTTGCTTGCGGCGTGAAGGGGTACGGCCGATTGCGCCGAGTCCCTCGGTCCACGAACGAGGCGTATTCCATCGGCCAGACCATCTCGGATCCGGCCTCACCGGTCGCGTTGTCCTCACCTGACGCGAGCTCGCTCAGGTTCGTCGTGCGGTCGGTGTACGGATGATTCCGCTGCGCCTCTTCGATCCCGCGCTCGGCCGCAGAGATCGTCGCGCGATGGAGATCCCGCTTGAGGGCGTCCGTCTCACTACGCCAACGGTTGAAGAGTTCCTCGTATCCCTCGACCTCTATTTTGAAGTCGATCATGGCTACTTCAAAAATCTTCTAAGCCGTCAACGTAGAAGTGCAGCGGGCGCGAGAGGATGCCGCCTTGCGCAGTGGAAGTGGTCTCATCGTCGCCGATGACGCCGCCACCTGCGTTCGCTGGCACGGCATCAGCAACGTCGAGCCGCGTCTTGCCGTCCCGCAGCTTCGCGAGATCGGCTTCCGCGGCGTCCATAAGTTCCTTCCAAGCCATCCGCACGACTTCGGGATGACGTTGCGCGACGAAGGCGACGGCGACATCGAGCGCGAGCCGCTTCACCTCGTTCGGCACGGTCTCGAACGGCATGTACTTGCTGTACGTGCCGCGCAGATACGAGTCGACCTTGCTGGATGCGTCGGCGATCAACAAGGCAATCGGAGCGACGTCCGAACTGCCGCTGTTGTCGTCATCGAAGACCTGGCTGACGGTCGTCGCCGAAAGCCGTGCCTCAAGATCGCTCTGCGTGAAATACGCGCTCGCCATCGCCCTTCAAGTCTAGCGACCTGCGGGCTTGACGGCGTCTCCGAGCGACGTCGCTTCCTTCTCGTCGAGCTCCAGGACATCGCCGGGCTGGTGGCGGCATATCTTCTCGCCCACCTTTGTCGTCACCGGCGAGACGACCTCGTACTTGCCCGCCTTCGCAGCGCCGACCTTCTTGGGCGCCTGAGTGCCGGCGCTGCCTGGGTCGGCGTATGTCATCGAACCGTCCGGAAGTGGGCGCTCGACCGTCTTCGGCGGCACGTTCGTGCTCTTCTGGTCGGGGTCCTTTCCGCCGGCGCCGGCTACACCGCCGAGCATGCCCATTGGCATCGGGCCAGTTCCACCGCCCTGCGGAGCCGCGCCTTCGGTCGTTCCCGGCTCTCGCTTGTGCGCCGTCGAGCCCTCGTCCACGTCCTTCTCGTCTTTCTTTGCGACCATGGTGTCCTCTCCGGCTGGTCTACCCAATAACAGACGTCAGCAAAAACCCGGTGTCAGGCGCAACAACCTGGTGCGCCTCGTCGAGACCGACCTTCGTCCACCATCCGCCCTTCGTGCCGATCATCTGGTCGAAGATCTGGACCGACTCGATGTTGCCGAAGCGGAACGTGTAGCCGAACGCAGCGTTTCGTCGGCTCGGCGTTGTCGCCACCCGAACGAGGCCGAACACGTCGCCCCAGAGGCGCCCATAGCTCGCGGTCTGCCCCTCGTTGGCGGTGTCCTTGCGCGCTTCGCCGATCAGCAGCTCGTCGATCCCGAAGTACCCGGCCCACTGCGCCGGCTGCAGGATGCCACCCTGCGTGTACTTGAAGAGATCCTGAAACTGCGTGTTCGCTTGCATCGCGTTCCACACCGCGAGGCTCGTGAACGCCACGACCTTGCTCGGACCGCGACCGGTCCAGAGGCTATTGCGTGCGTTCTGGATGTCGCCGATCGGGTTCGAGCCCGTGTCGTCCCAACGGACGGACGAACCGAGAGCGGTGGTGTTTCCGCTGTAGTTCGCCGCGGTCGTCATGATCGTCGCGATCCGCGACTCCTCCTTGAACGCAACCGCGTCTAGGAGGCCCGCCGTTGAATCGGCGAGGTCGTCGAGAGGAGCGTCCGCGTTCGCGAGCTCGCTCTGGTCGACGAAGTCCTTCAGACCGTAGCCATTCGTTGCGAAGGCCACCTTGTTGCGTGCACGCGTGATCTCGTTCGGCGATCCACGCACGCCGAGCGCATCGTCTGGGAAGTTCAGCTCGCTGCGCTTGTCGAACGTGAAGTAGTAGTCGCTCTTGTGCGGCACCTGGATGATCGGCATCAGGCGCAGGCCGATGTACGCCGCATTCGCGTAGCCGACCGACATCTGCGAGATCGTCGTGTCCGAGTGGGCAGCGCCCGGCGTTAGCGCCTTGCGGCGAAACCCGGCATTTGCACGGTCGACAAGATCCTTGTTCGCCGGGTCGCGAATTCCCTCGAGGCCCTTCTTGACGCTGTCGGGCTTGTCGTTGATCACGCCCTTGAGGACGGAATCGAGATTTGTATAGAAGGCCATTCCTATTTCCTCCTCAGGCCGAGACGCCGGTGAACTGCCTGAACTTCATGCCCACCACGTCGCCGGCGACACCGGTCTGCGCGAAGGTCCCGATCACGTTCACGGCGGTGGTTCCGCCGCCGAGCGCCGCCGCATCAGCGACGCCGTCCGCGACGACGACCGCGTGCTTGCCGCGCGTCGCCCCTCCCGTGCTGACCTTCACCTTGACGATCCCGTCGCCTTCGCCGACGAGCACC